CCCAGGGCCTCCAGGGCCGCCAGGGCCGTCTGCGCCGCCGCCGGGTGTGGGTCAGCCAGGCATGCCGCCAGCAATTCCCGCAGCGCCGCCTCCGCCGCCAGCAGGGGCGCCAGCGGGACCGCCGCCGGCTGGCCCCGGTGGTATGCCGCCGGAGGCGATGATGTCCTTGATGGCGGCGATGCAGCAGCCGCCGGCGCCGCCACCTCCGGTTGAGCTTTACGATTGCACATTACGGGTCACCAGGGAGAACGGTCGTGTCACGATCGTCAACATACCACCCGAAGAGATCCTGTTCTCGCAGCGCAGCAAGCGCGGTGATATCCCGTTTATCAGCCACCGCCGCCGCTGGACCTACTCCGACCTGATCCAGCAGGGTTACGACGAGGAGTGCCTCGACCTGGTGCCGCAGGACGATAGCGGCGAATACAACCTCGAGCGGGTCGAGCGTCACCAGGAGGATGATTACCCCTACCCCGACCGCCGTGACGCCGGACGGGAGATCTGGGTCGAGGAGAGCTACGCCCGGTTCAGCCTCGACGAGGCCGGTAAGACCACCGAGCTTTACAAAGTGATGACCGCCGGCAACGGTCTGATCATCCTGACCAAAGACGGTAAGCCGGCGGTCGAGTGTGTCGACGAGCCGGGGTTTGTCTCGATCTGCCCGATCCCGTCCAGCCATAAATTGGTGGGGCTCAGCCTCGCTGATCTGACGATGGATCTGCAGCTAATCAAGAGCACCTTGATCCGCCAGATGATCGACAACGCCTTCCTATCCAACTGGCCGCGGATCGAGGTGGCGGATGATGGGGTCAACGAAAACACCTATGACGACCTCCTGACCCTGCGCCCCGGCGGTGTCGTCCGGTCCAGACGGATCGGCTCAATCCAGCCGATGATGATCCCGTTTACCGCCGACAAGTCTTTCCCGCTGGTTGAATACTTAGACCAGACGCAAGAGGTCAGAACCGGGGTCGCAAGACACAATCAGGGCATCAACCCGGACGATCTCAACAAGACCGCGACTGGGGTGAGCTTGCTGCAGCAAGCGGCGGCGCAGCGGGTGGAGCTGTTCGCCCGGATCTTTGCCCACGGTGTCGAACAGCTCATGCGCGGGGTGATGCGACTGGTACGGAAGCACCAGCAGCAGGAGCGTATTATCCGGGTGACCGGCGATTGGCTGAATGTGAACCCGCGCGAGTGGCGCGAAGACATGCCGCTGACGGTGAGTGTCGGCCTCGGCACCGGCAATCGCGACCAAACTCTTCAGCACCTGATGCAGATCATCCAACTCCAAGGGACGATTGTGCAGCAGCAGCAGGGAGTTGGCGGTCCATTGGTGTATCCGCAGAACGTCTTTGACGCATTAAAGGCATTGCAGGAAAACGCCGGGTTTAAGTCCTCCTTTTTTGCCGACCCGTCACAAGGCCCGCCGCCGGGGACGCCGCCGCCGCCGCCAAAACCGCCCGACCCGGCGATGGCGCAGGCGCAGGCCAAGATCCAGACCGAGCAGATGAAGGCGCAGAGCCAGATGCAGGCGATGATGATCAAGGCCAAGGCCACCGAACATCTGCTCGGTGAGAAGGCTAACGCGGAGGCAGCTATCCAGCAGCAGCGCTTGCAGCACGAGACGCAGCTCGCGCTTCTGAAGGCCAACCACGAGATGGAGATGGAGCAAACCAAGGCGCAGAACGACCTGGCGGTCGGTATGGCGCGGGTGAAGATCGAGGGCGAGGCCAAGCTGAAAGAGATTGAGTTGAAGTTTGCCGCCGGCGCTTACGATCAGCAGCCGCGGCAGCCGCCGCCGACAAACGGGTCCGCCGCCTCGTGATGAACCTCACGCCGCTTTTCTGCGACAAAACATCGTTAGTTAAGAGGGTTCCGACCCGGTCGGAACCCTCTTGTTGCCGGATCTCTCGGCGGTTGCGTTGGTTGCGCTTCGACATCTGGAAAGCCTCGAAACCGCCGCCCGAGAACAAGGGCGAGATCGGCGAGGCGGCACGGCACCTGCTCGACGACCCGGTCTTGCACCTGGCGCTGGAGCGGGTCGAGACGAGGCTGGTTACGACCTGGAAGAACACTGCAGCCGGCGAGCCGGCAGCGCGGGAGGCGGCGTACAGCCTTCTGTGGGGGTTGCAGCAATTCAAGGGTGAGCTTCGACTGATGATCGCCGAGGCCGGCATGGCCGCGCGGGAGAGGCCCCCAAGGGCGCACCCATAATGGCGGGTAACAACATCTGGGGCCTGACCAACCGGCAACTGATGGCCCGCACGCTGCAACGCATGGTCGCCGAGGCTGAAGCGGGCGCGGTATCGCCGGAAACTCTGGACCAGGCGAAAGCGGTCCTCTCCGAGGTGGTGCGCAACAAGCGCCCGACTACTGAGATCAAAGAGATCAAGCGGATTTAACACCCCGCCAGCGTCGTGAGACGCCGGCTTATCCCATGGATGGAATGATGAGCGACGCCGGCCAACAGGTCCCGGGCGAGAGCGCACACGCGCCCGCCGAGTGGTCCGAGGCGCAGGTCATGGAGGGCATCGAGGGCCTTCTGGATGACCGCCCCAAACGCCAGCAACAGAGACAACCGCAGCGCGCGTCAGACGTGCCGGCGGAAGCGGAGCAGCCGGGTCAAGATGACCCGTTGCCTGGACCGGAGGATCCGGCCCCCAGCGAAGACGAGGAGGACAACACATACGAACCCGACACCGAACCCGTCCCGGAAGGAGATGATCGGGGCGAGGACGGTGCGGACCATCAGAGTGTCGCGCCGCCGAACAGTTGGTCGAAAGAAGATAAGGCTGTTTTTGCCCAGCTCCCACCCGAGGCTCAGGCCGTCATCGCAAAGCGGGAGAGCGAGCAGAACCGTGCCTTTACGCAGAAAACCCAGGAGATAGCCGAGCACCGCAAGGCGCTCGAAAGCACCTTCCAAGAAATCCATGCCGAACGTGAAGCCTACGCCCGCAACCTCCAGCAGTTACTCTTCGTGGCAGCGCCTGAGGCACAGCGGTTTGCCAACATCGATTGGCAGCAACTGGCCCAGGAGCAGCCCGCCGAATACGTCAGGATGACTGCCGAACGGGACGCCATGCGCGGTCGGATCGGTGGCATCCAGCAGGAACTGCAACGCGTTGCAGCCCACGCCGAACAGGCTCAGGCCCAGCAATTCGTGCAGATCCGGCAGGCGGAACAGCAGCGGCTGATCGAGGCTCTGCCCGATTTTGGGGACCAGGAAAAGGCCCCAAAAAAGGTCGCAGAGATGCGGTCCTGGTTAACCCAGCGCGGCTTTTCCGACCAAGAAATTGGCCAAGTGGTCGATCACCGGGTGCTCCTGGTGGTCGATAAGGCGATGCAGGCCGACCGGGTGACTGAAGCCCGCCGGCAGGCCGAGGCAAAGCGCAACGTATCTGCGCCCCAGGTGCAGCCGCCGGGGTCGCCGCGACAACGCGGGGATACCCAAGCGGCCCAGCGCCGCGGGCAAAAGATGGCGAGTTTAAAGCGTTCTGGCAGTGAAAAAGACGCGATCGCTTATCTCCTAGAGGTTCTGTGATGCCAAAGACTGCCTAGGCAACAGTCCTCGCCAGCGTCGTGAGACGCCGGCATTCCCTCTGATGGAGCCCACCTCATGGCAATTATTGCCGGTACAGCCACGACCTTCGCGGGAAGCCCTGGCATCCAGGGCATGCGGGAGGATCTTAGCGACATGATCTACAATCTGTCGCCAACAGATACTCCGTTCACGTCTAATGTTGGACGAGGCACAGCAGACGCTGTCTTGCACGAATGGCAGACGGATAGTTTAGCTGCTCCGAATACTGCAAATGCGCAGTTTCAGGGTGACGATATTGCGACGTTTACGCCGGCAAGTGTCACTCAACGCCTCGGTAACAGGACGCAAATCTCCAGGAAAGAGGTGATCATCAGCGGCACTCTCGATGCCGTGAACAAGGCGGGCCGGCGCACCGAGCTGGCCTATCAGATGACCAAGCGGGCGAAGGAGCTGAAGATCGACATTGAAGCGATCCTGCTGTCAAACCAGGCCAAGGTGACGGGCGCGGCGGCAACGGCGCCAAAGCTCGCCAGTGTCCTGTCGTGGATCAAGACCAATGTCGATCATGTCGGTACCAACCCGACAGGTGACGGCACCGACGCCAGAGTAGACGGCACCCCGAGAGCCTTTACCGAAGCCATGCTCAAAGGGGTAATGAAGGGCATTTATAACAATAGCTCCGAAGAGCCCGACGTGGTGATGACCGGTGCCGGCAACAAGACGGTCGCATCGGGCTTTGCCGGTGGTGCGCAGAAAACGGTGGATGTCACCGAGCGCAAGGTTATCGCCACGGTCGATATCTATGTCGGGGATTTCAGCACGGTCAGGATCATCGCCAACCGCTTTATGCGTCCGCGCGACGTCCTCTTGATCAACTGGGATCTCTGGTCGGTCGACTGGCTGAGGCCAATTCGACAGATCGAATTGGCGAAAACCGGCGACGCGGAAAAGAGGCTCTTGATAGGTGAATACACGCTGTCGTCTAAGAACGAAGCCGGCTCGGGATTGATCGCTGATTTGACCGCGCCGTAAACTAAAGGTTGCGACAGGCGCGGGTACTCCCCCGGCCTCGCGCCCGAGCAGCGGACCGGCCGTCTCCACTGCACCGGAGGCGGCCGGTTTCTTTCGACGGGGGTATGCTAAAATGAAACGCCGGGCATTGGCCGCCCGGCGCTTCGGAGGAGGATGCGATGCACAGACATCGCAAACTCTCGCTGAGGATTATCGTGATCCTGATCGTCAGGGTCAAGATCGTCCGCTAATCAGCGAGGATGGTCAACCCGTCCTCGGGCGGGCTGGCCTCCCCCCGGAGCCTAAGGCTTGAGGCGGCGGTGAGCCCTAGCAGGCATCGCTCTCTCCATCGAACGCCGGCTAGGCCACTCCTAGCCGGCGTTCACCTTTTAGAGCAGGCGGTCCTTTTGGGCCGCTTTTTCTTTGGGACAGGCAATGACCGAATACCTGCTCGACCGTAACCCGCAGACCGGCATCACCGAGACCTTTGAATATAACGACGTCACGGGCGAGATAACCATCCGCCGCTGGCAGGACGTAGAGGCGGCGATCGATGTCAATAAGGGGTTTCACCTATACGGCGACGGTAAGGGCCGGGACCTGTGGTACGCCGCCAGTATTCCGGCGGAGGTTGCCGCCAAGTGGCTGACGGAAAAGGGCGTCAACGCCTGGCGGAAAGATCATTGGCCGGCGGTGCGAAAGCTCCTGAACGACCCGGAATGGAAGCACCTGCGGCCCACCAGTTTTAGGCTCTGACCAATGCCGCTCGCGACCTACGGTGACCTGAAGACAAGCATTTTGGGGTGGCTGGCGCGCCCTGGCGATCCCCTGGTCGAGCCGGCGGTGCCCGACTTCGTGCGGCTGTTCGAGGCAGAGGCCAACCGACGGCTAAAATCGGCTGGGGCGGAAAACATTGCCACCCTGTCTGCCGCCGGCACTGGATGGGTGATCTTGCCGTCGAATTGCATGCAGATCAGGACGGTGTCGATCGGCGGTGTGCCATTGCTGTTTGTTCCGCCGGAGCAGTTGCCTGGTGAGGCCGGCATCCCGGGTTGTTACACGATCATCGGCCGCACCCTGTTTTTAGGCCCGGCACCTAACGGTGCCACCCTGGTTGACCTAGTTTTTCAATCTGGTGTGCCGCCGCTGTCCGACGCCATTCAGAGTAACTGGCTCCTGGACGCCGCACCCGATGCGTACCTCTTCGGCAGCCTGGTCGAGGCCGAGGTCTATATCGGCGAGGACCAGCGGGCGCAGGGTTGGCTGGCGCGCCGGGAAGCGGCTTTTGCCGGGTTGGAGGCGGCCGATCGCAAACTGCGCTGGGCTGGGCCCTTACAAATCCGGGTGAGCGGCATCACCGGGACGGGGGGCGGTAGCGGCAGTACCAGCAGCGGCGGCATCACCACGTCAATGACGGGGCTGCGCACCGTCAACCCAGCCAGCGGCAGCACCGTTGTAATGCTGTCGGGAGAGGCGGGGATCTATGTCATCGGTCCGGCAAGAGCGGCACTCGGTATTCGTCTGCCGCCACACCCGGCCGCCGACGCTTTGGTCGAGATATCATTTGCCGCGCCTGTTACTGCCCTGACGGTGCAATCCGCCGAGGGCGCGGTAACGCTTCCCGAGCCGACTAACGCCTATGGTCCCGGCGCCGGGCTGCAGTTCCGCTATGTCGGCGGCGCCTGGATCTATTGGAAATAACCCATGGCGCTGGATTTTCCTGATAACCCCACGATCGGCCAGATTTACGGGCAGTGGACGTGGAGCGGCACGAGTTGGACGGCGGGGACCGAAGCCGACCCGATTATAGTGCCGGGACCGGCAGGCCCGCCGGGACCGCAAGGCCCCACCGGGCCGGCTGGGCCGCAAGGCGCCACCGGGCCGACCGGGCCGGCGGGGCCGACTGTGCCGGTCCCCCTGCCGGTTGCTTCCGGCGGCACTAACGCGGTAACAGCCCCGGCAGCATTGGCGAGCCTCGGGGCGGTCGCCAAGGCCGGCGATACTATGACGGGGGCTCTGACCACTACGGCGCTGACCGCCTCCGGCAATGTCGGCGCGGCAGCCTTTATTGCCGCCGGCGGCGGCACGACATCCGAGCGGCCGGTGTTCGGCTTCGCCAACTCCAACGGCCCGCAAATCCAAGCTTGGGGGACCGCCAGCCCTGGTGCTGGCAGTGTCATAATCGCCAATCCCGCCGCGGCTAATATGGCGTGGTTCTATCCTGATGGCGGATTTCAGATTTACGGCACAACCGCGACCAAACCCGGCGGCGGACCGTGGGTTGCGCCTTCAGACCGCAGACTAAAATCCACTGTCGAAGATTGGTCTACGGGTTTGCAAGCGGTGCTTGCGTTAAGCCCGAAAAACTACCGCTATAACAATGACGAGTGGAACCTCGCGGGGACCGATTATGTCGGCCTCGACGCCGACGCCGCCGCATTAGTCATACCGGAGATGGCGCGCACCGTTGCGATAGCTGCACCATCGGATGGCGAAGCCCCGGAAACAATAGATGTTTCGGCTATCGACAGCGGCCCGCTTCTGTACGCCCTGGTTAACGCTGTGAAGACACTCAAAGCCGAGCTTGACGAGCTTCGAGCCAGCCTGCCGGGACAGTATTACGCCGAGCAGGAGCCGCCGACATGACCATTCTGCACTGGCCGGAGTGGCTGCCGGATGCTCCGGACTTTCAAAACGCCGGTAGCCCCAGGATCAAGAACTGTGTCCCGCTGACGGCCAAATCCTACGGGCCGATGCCAACCTGGATCGCCTGGAGCAGCAACGCCCTCTCTGAGCGGGCGCAAGGGCTTTATTCGATCAAGGGCGGCGACAGCACGGTCTACCTGTTCGCCGGCGACCGGACCAAGCTCTACATGAGTGCCGGCGGCGCTCGCGCCCTTACGGATGTCAGCAACGCCGGCGGCTACGCTACGCCCGGCATCAGTGCCGGCGGCCACTGGAGCTTTACCAGCTTTGGCGACCGGGTGATCGCCACCAACGGCAACGACAAACCGCAGACCCTGGTCCTGCCGCCCAGCGGGACACCGGCCTTTGCCGATCTCTCGCCGGACGCGCCCACCGCTAAATGTGCCGCGGTGGTCAAAGACTTCCTGATGTTCGGCAACACGTTCGACGGGGTTGACGGGGTGCGGCCATCGAGGGTGTGGTGGAGCGGCATCAACTCGCCGGCCTACTGGCCGGTCCCGGGTAGCGTCCCTGCGGTGCAGGTCCAGAGCGATTTTCAGGATTTGCAGCAGACCGATCTTGGCCAGGTCACTGGTCTCGTCAGTGGGTTTGCTCCCGGCAGCGATGTTGCGATCTTCTGCGAAAAAGGCATCTGGACCGCGGCCTATGTCGGCGGGCAACTGATCTTCAACTTCAAGGTGGCGCAAGGCGCGGCCGGGACGCTGGCGCCTCTATCGATCGTCCAGAGCTTTGCAAAGGACAATACCGGCGCCATCCGCCCGGTTGTCTACTACCTCAGCTCCGCCGGTTTTGCCGCGTTTGACGGCAGCACCAGCTTTGCGGTCGGCGCGCAAAAGTTCGACCGGGCCTTCTACAACATGCTGGACGACGCCCACCTAAACTATGTCCAGGGGGTTGCCGATCCACGCACTCGCTCGGTGATGTGGGGCATTCCGACCCCGGGCTCTGGCGGCCTCTTCACCCATGTCTTGATGTACAACTGGGAATTGGGGCGAGCTTCGCTCAGCGAGATGGAAGCAGCGGCGAACCACGCCGAGTTTCTCGGGCAGGTCGCGACGGTGACCGCGTACAACCTCGACAATATCGATAGTTTTGGCACCGTCGACACCATCTCCCCGCCGTTTGACGATCCGTTCTGGAGCGGTAACGCAAGCTCTCGCGTCGGGCTGTTTACTGTCGATCACAAGCTCGCTATCGGCGGCGGCCCGGCGATGGCACCGATACTGGAGACCCCGGAGATGCAACCGGCGGAGGGCCGGCGGGCCTGGGTGCAGATGACCCGGCCCTTGATCGACGGCGGCGCCGCGACGATTGCGGTCGGGCATCGCGAACGCCAGACCGATCCCGTTATCTGGGAGGTGCCGGTAGCAATCAACGCGATCGGCGAGTGCCCGCAGCGCTGCACCGGGCGCTACATCCGGTTCCGATTGCAGATGCCGGCGGGGCAGCAATTTAACCACCTGGCCGGCATCGATCTTACCGTGGTGCCAGAGGCGAAGCGGCGCTGATGGCGGCGCACAGCAGCGGCGCCCCCGCCATCCCGCCGGTCTCACCCGATATGCCGCCCTCCGGCTGGGCGCAGTGGCTGCGGGAGATGGCGCAGAGCATCAATTTGGCGAGCGCCTGGGCGGGACAGCAGATCGTGCCGCCCACCGGTTTCGCCGCCCTTCCACCGTCGCCGGTCCCGGGCACGCTGGCGGTAGTGACCGACAGCTCCACCGTCACCTGGGGCGCCACCGTCGCCGCCGGCGGCACGGCGCAGGTGCTGGTGTGGTGGAACGGCACCGACTGGAAGGTTATCGGGATATGACCCTGACCGAGTGGACCGAGGCCGACGCCTGCCCTGGTCCTTTGGCGGCGCCGCCCCAGGCTGCGGTGCGCCTGCCGCCGATCGACGAATTGGTCGAGCTGTGGCCAAAGCTGGCGCCGATGCTCGCGAAAGCCACGTCCCGCACCGGCTGTCACACCCCGGCGGATGTTTTGCAACTGGCGATGCAGGGACAGGTCGGTATCTGGGTTTGCGAGGTTGACGGCGTCGCGGTGGCGGCGCTGGTGACCAAGCTCGAGCAATACCCGAGGAAACGCGTCTTAGAAATCATGCTGGCCGGCGGCAGCCGCATGCGGCAGTGGATCGCCGAGGCGGTCGCCGTGCTCGATCAGCACGCCAGAGCGGCCGGCTGCCAGCACATCGCCGGGATCGGGCGGCCTGGTTGGGTCCGCGCCTGGGGTGGTGAAGCTACCGGCGATATCGTGATCGTCCGCGATTTGAGGGGCTGACAGATGTCAAAGGGGTCAAAGCCCGCAGGGAACATCACCACTAGCATGACCAGCGCGACGCAACAGGCACAGTCGCCGTACCTCAATGAGATGTGGGGGCTGGCGCAGAACCTCTACCGAAACAACCCGACGCAATACTACCCCGGTCAAACCCTGGCAGCGACCGGGCAGCCGGAACGGGTCTCCGGCTATCAGAATTATTACAACACCGCCAACAACCTCAGCGCCGGCCTCGGAACCGCCAATACCGCGTTTAATACAGCATTGACCGGCGGCTACGGTGGTGCCAACAACCCGGCCAACCCGTATTACCAGAGCAACGCCGCAGGTACCTCGATCCCGGAGCAGTATTTCAATCAACTGCAGGGCGCGGCACAGAACGCCGGTAACCTGTATTCCAACGCGGTCAGGCAATAT